TAGAGTTGTAAATAAAGAAACAGGAGCAATTGCAGAGGGTGTAGTTACTACATTAAATAAACCATCTACAACACAAGGTTTAAACTTTTTTGCAAGTAGATGTATGTCAGTAACTTCAGTAACTAACACAGGTCAATTTGATTTAATGAAATTAGGAGTATTCTCACAATTATAAGATATGGAAAAATTTATACTAGTATCATCAATGATTATAGAAGATGACTTAGAAGCAAATGTTTGTTTAAAGCCTTCAAGTCCATTAATAGAAAACTATATAGCAACATATAGAACTTTTGAAAATGAAGTTGTAGCAAATACAGAAACGCCAGCTTTTATTACTGAAATGACACCATTGTTATTTGCTGAGTTTCAACAAATGGATAATGTACCAATAGAAATAAGAAATCAATTTGAATTATGAAAAAGATAAAAACAACAGCAACAGAATTAAAAACAAGATGGAGTGGTAAGACACCAACCTTTTGGAAAAAAGTACAAAGAATAGGTGTGATAGCTGGTGCTATTGGTGGAGTTATAGTTGCTGCACCTATTGCATTACCTGCAGCATTAGTTACATTAAGTGGATATTTATTATTAGCGGGTTCTGTTACTGCAACGTTGGCACAACTAACAGTTGAAAAATAGAATTTAACTAAAGAATTAGTAGGGTACTATTATTTATTTTTGTATATTATATGTATATATTTATAAAACAATAAGACATGAACTCAACAACATTAACTATAATATTATTTGTAGCAGGATCTGTAATAGGTTTAATAAGTTTTTTCTTAAAGACTTCTTACAATAATATTACTACAGGTCTAGAAGAACTTAAAGATGACTTCCACGCACATAGAGAAGATCATGGTAGATTAAAAGGTAAATTAGAATTACTTGAACAAGAACATAGACTAAAGTATCAGTTAATTCAAGAAGTGACTCAACAAGAGATCAAGAATATGGCATCACAAATAGGAAAACTATCTGATACTGTAGGTGAGCTTGTAACATTTCAAATTAAACAAAACAAATAATGAATCCAACAGCATTAAAAACAGGAGACATACTACACTGTAGTGGAAAAAGATTAATCAGTAGATTAATTAAAAAGGCAACAAGATCTAAATTTAGTCATACCGCACTATTTATAGAGATATGGGGACAACCATATGTAATAGATGCTCAGAATGATGGAGTTAATGTAAGACCTTGGAATGATTGGCAAAAGAAATATGATTATGAAATAACAGTTCATAGATCTAGTGATCTTGTTAATGAGAAAACATTTGCTCAACGTGCTCTTACTAAAGTAGGAACTACAGCATATGACTTTGAAGGTTTACTTGTAAGACAACCAATTGAGTTATTAACTCATAGATGGGTTGAAAAAGGAGATACAGAAAAGAAAATGTATTGTTCTGAATATGTAGCTTGGGTATATGGAGTAGAAAAAGCATACAAGTTTTCACCTCAAGATCTTTATGATTGGTGTAAAACTAATTTCTTTTATGAAGTAGTTATTTAATTAATAAATAAGAATATGTTAACAACACAGCAAGCAACAAAAAAATATGGTACACCAAATGAAACTGGTGCTGGATATTTAGAAACAGTTCTATGTCCATATCCATTAAGAATTGCATGGGATACTGATAGTACAACTTCTAAAGTAAGATGTCATAAACTTATTGCACCTAATTTAAAAGCTGTATTTACAGATATTTTAGCTCACTACGGTCTTGCTAAGATTAAAGAACTTGGAATTGATTTATACGGAGGAGTATTTAATTACCGTAAAATGAGAGGTGGTTCATCATGGTCAAAGCATGCTTGGGGTATTGCTATTGATTTAGATCCTGCAAGAAACACACTTAAAGAAACTAAACGTACTGCTAGATTTGCAAGACCTGAGTATAAACCAATGATTGATATATTTTACAAGCATGGTTTTATATCATTAGGTGTAGAAAAGGATTATGATTGGATGCATTTTGAGATTAAATTATAAATTATGAAATACAGAAACTCTTGGAAATCTAAGAATAAACAATGGGATAAGATTTGTTTAAGATTAAGACTTGGTGCTATAGATCTACTCTCAATTGAAGTAGATATAGACAGAACATTTTATATGTTAACTATACTAAACTTTACTATTAAAAATAGATAACACCTTCCATAATATAGATTTAACTCAGGCCTTATAAGTCTGAGTTTTTTTGTTTAAATAATTAAAGTTTAAACTTATTTTGTATATTTGTGTAAACATAAATTTATATAAAATGGAAAATGTAAACCAACAAGAGCAAGAAGTAGAGTTAACAGCAGAAGAATTAGCTGAGAAAAAAGAGCAGATGCTAAAATTCTACACTGAGTCATTACCTTATTTAAAAGCACAAGCAGAATATGAAAAAACATTGTGTGAAATAGATGAAGCAAGATTCAAAAGAACTACAATCCAGTATCAGTATGCAATGATGGAGCAAAACCAACAAGAGCAACCTACTGAAGATAAAGAACCAGTTAAACAATAATAAGTTATGGCATTAGTAAATCAAGTACAGAAACGTGCTGTAATGCCTAAATGGGAAATTGTTAAATTTCAGATACTATCTCACTGCTATATTAACCGTATAGTAGTGAGTGAATCTGACTTAAACTGTTTAACATTATTAAGTATGACAGGACCAATAGAATTAACTCATTTTTGTTATGATGCTTCATCAGATGAGCAGATGATATTTAAATCTCCACAGACTGTTAGAAATGCAGTTAATAAAGCAATGAAAAATATGTTAGTGATAAAAGATGATAGTGATAAAAAAATCATTAAATTAAATCCTAATTTAAAAGTGCAAACAGAAGGAGATATATTATTAGACTATAAATTTTTAGGTAGATGATTCCAAAAAAACCTAACATATTATATAAACAGGTAGCTGAAGAGATGAATATATCAGAAGCACTTGTAGATAATTTTATGACTTTTTATTATAAAGAAGTAAGAAAAAATTTATCTGAGTTAAATTATACTAAGATCAATATAGATGGCTTAGGTGTTATGGCAGTTAAACCTAAAACAGTTGATGGCTTAATTGATAAATACAAAAGCAAACTTAGTAAGTTGAATACAGATACAATGGATAACTACCATTATAAAAAAAGAATAGAAGGTAAAGTTGAATTATTAGAGAAAACTAAAAAGTTATTAGATGCAGACAAAGAAGTAAAGGATAAATTTTTAAAAGAAAAAGCAGATGGGAAAGCTGGGAAAGATTTGGAAGAATAGAAAGCAAATCATGGAGGGTGTAAAGAATGCCCTAATAAGAGATAAATTTGTAGAGGAAGTAGCTGCACAAAGAAGAGAGATATGCAATGCATGTGTGAGAAAAGATGATGAGGGATCATCATGTGTTGTACCAGGTACACAACCATGTTGTAATTTATGTGGATGCTCATTATCATTTAAGTTAAGAGCACTATCTGCTGAGTGTCCAGATAAAAGATGGTATGCAGTACTTACAGAGGAAGAAGAAGATAAACTTAATTTATTATGAGTATGGGAACTAATACACATTTAACAACTGCACAAGGTCTTTATGTATCTAATCCTACTCATATGGGTAGTAATGGTATGGATTTAGGTAGTACACTTACTACTACATCAACTAAATTTGCAATGGGTGGTAGTAATATTAGTACTACAACATATATAGATAAACTTGAGTTAAAAATGTATAAGCAAAGTATACGCATTATTCAACTTGAGAATAAACTAGATTCAGAAGAGTGTGAGAATTTAAAAAAGATGTTGATGTCAAATGATGAAGCATCTGTAATATTAGCTAAAGAAATAATTGATAATCTTGAGACAGCATGAGTATAGTATTTAAAGCAGATGATCATAGTTATACTAGTATTGAGGGTGAAGAACAAATCAAATGGACTAGTGTAACAAGTTTAATAGCTAAGTTTAAAAAACACTTTGATAAAGAAGGTGTAGCTAAAAAGGTTTCTAAGAATAAGAAATCTAAATGGTATGGTATTAAACCTGAAGAGATAATTAAGATATGGGATAGTGAAGGTTTAAGAGCTACAACACTTGGTACTTATTATCATAATCAAAGAGAAGCAGACTTATGTGGTTTATCATCATTAGAAGTTGATGGTGTTATAATACCTATCATACCTCCTGTACCTGAAATTAATAATTTAAAGCATGCACCTTCTCAAAAACTTGAACCAGGCGTATATCCTGAGCACATGGTATTTTTAAAATCCGTAGGTGTTTGTGGTCAGTCAGATTTAGTTGAAGTAGTTAATGATAAAATAAACATTATTGATTACAAGACTAATAAGAAGATTGATACACAGTCATATAAAGACTGGGATGGAATAAGTGATAAACTACTTGCTCCAGTATCACATTTAGATGACTGCAACTTTAATCACTATGCATTACAATTAAGTATCTATATGTATATTATGTTAAAGCATAATCCAAAGTTAAGACCGGGTAAAATGTTTATACATCATGTTACATTTGATTTAGAAGGTGAAGATGAATATGGGTACCCAATTACTAAGTATGATGATAATGGTGATCCTGTTATTAAACAAGTTATACCAATGGAGATGCCTTATTTAAAAGAAGAAGTAATAGCAATTTTAAAAAATTTATAATATGGTACATGTTTGTAACGGTGTATTAGAGAATACAAGACTAAATGAAATAACTGGATCTGAGCACTTGGTGTTTGTACCTACGTGTATTGACTTAGATTATATTGTTAGTATAAGACAATCAGTAAATAATGATAGTGAACCTGAAGAATACACGGTACTATATACAGACATGGGTACTACATATTGCATAGATACTCCATATGAAGAATTTTTAGCAATATTTATTAAATCTAAAACTGAAAAAAATGTACACTAAACTATTTGATATACAGAATGGTGTTGTAGTACCAACAGAACACTGTTACACTTTATCAACTTTAAAGAACTTAATGGATAAGTATCCTGATAACTATCTTAAGATATATCAGTACTTGTTCTATATGACATGTCCTAATCCTGATTCTAATCCATTCTTTCATACTCCTGAGATAGATAAAGAGGATATTATTTTATCTGAGATAGAAGCTGATTTCTCTTTAGAGGATCAAGCAATAAGACTTGCTTTAAAATTCTGTGAAGATATGTACAGTACTGCTACATCAAGAGCATACAAAGGTATCTCATCTATGATAGATAGATTAGGAAGATACATGGAAACTACACAGATTACTGATGGAAGAGATGGTAATATAAATGCATTAGTTGCTGCAGCTAAAAACTTTGATCAGATTAGAGCTTCATTTAAAGGTGTATATAAAGATCTACAGGATGAGCAATCCAGTAAAGTAAGAGGAGGAATTGGTATGGCTTATGATCAATAATTAATTATATGGAAAATATATATTCAGATATACCAACTTGGGATAATGGTACTTGGACTACTACATCTTTTGATAGTAGAAAAGATTTTGGTGACTTTTTATTCTCAATATTTAAAGAACCAGGTTTATATGAATTTGATGAAGTAACTAATAAGATATTTAATGCTGAGTCAACTAAATTTAATAAAGACAAGGTATACTGTGTTGCACCATTTAAATCTAAGGATTTTATTAATTACTGGGATGATCAAAAAGCTAAGTGTAGATTAGGTGTAATTGTTAAGAATGGTAATAAGACTTGGTTCCTCACAAGAGATTATTACATGTGGTTAAATTTCTTACCTATCTTTGATAAGGAGGAGCAGAACTTTGGATTTGCAAAAATCAGAGATGCTCAATATCATATGGCCATGTATGAAATACTTGCAGAAGTAAACTACATGCACGTAGCTATTCTTAAAAAACGTCAGATAGCATCTTCATACTTTCATGCAGGTAAGCTTATTAATCAGTTATGGTTTGAAGCAGGGGTTACTTTAAAGATGGGTGCCTCCCTAAAAGATTACATTAATGAAAAAGGTACATGGAAATTCTTATCTGAATATGCAGCATTCTTAAATGAGCACACGGCATGGTATAGACCTATGTCTCCAGACAAGGTCATGATGTGGCAACAAAAGATTGAAGTCAGAAGAGGAGATAGAAAAACTGAAGCAGGTTTAAAAGGTACTATGCAAGGTATGTCTTTTGAGAAAGATCCAACAAATGGTGTAGGGGGACCGGTTAAGTTCTTCTTTCATGAGGAAGCTGGTATTGCTCCTAAGATGGATACTACATTTGGATATATTAAACCAGCACTTAAATCAGGGATGATGACTACTGGTATGTTTATAGCAGCAGGATCAGTTGGAGATTTGGATCAATGTGAGCCATTAAAGAAAATGATACTTGATCCTAATAGCAATGATATATACGCAGTAGAGACTAATCTAATTGATAAAGAAAATACATGGGGTAAATCAGGATTATTTATTCCTGAACAATGGTCAATGCCTCCATACATAGATGACTATGGTAATAGTCTTGTAAAAGAAGCACTGATTGCACTTGATGAATACTTTGCTGAGATAAAGAAAAATAAGGAAGCTAAAGATTATCAACTTGAAGTATCACAGCATCCAAGAAATATAGAAGAGGCATTTGCATTTAGAAAAGCATCTAAGTTTCCTCCTCATTTAGTTAATGCACAATTAAGAAGAATTGAAGAAAAAGAATACTCTTCAGAATATTTAGATATATCAAGAGATGAAACAGGTAAAGTAAAAGTAAAAGGTACAAGTAAATTACCTATTGCAGAGTTTCCTATATCTAAAAAGACAGAAGATAAAACAGGTACATTAGTAGTATGGGAAAGACCAGTACCTGATCCTACATATGGAATGTACTATGCATCAATTGACCCTGTTGCAGAGGGTAAGACAACTACCTCAGAATCACTATGTTCTATATATGTAATGAAAGCACCGGTTGAAGTGACTAAAGTTACTAATGGTGAAGCAGAGACTTTTATAGAAAGAGATAAGATTGTAGCTGCTTGGTGTGGTAGATTTGATGATATAAATAAAACACATGAAAGACTTGAACTTATAATTGAATGGTATAATGCCTTTACAATTGTTGAGAATAATATCTCTCAGTTTATCAATCATATGTTAGCTAGAAAAAAACAAAGATACTTGGTACCAAGAAATCAGATAGTATTTTTAAAAGATGTAGGTGCAAATGCTAACGTATTCCAGGAGTATGGTTGGAGAAATACGGGAACATTATTTAAAAATCACATGATTAGTTATACTATTGACTATCTTACAGAAGAAATAGATCATATACAAAAAGATGATGGTACTACAGTAAAGATAAACTATGGTGTTGAACGTATACCAGACATCATGTTACTTAAAGAAATGCAAGCTTATCAGGATGGTGTCAACGTGGATAGACTTGTAGCTTTTGCTGCACTGGTATCTTTTGTTAAAATACAGCAAGCAAATATAGGTTATGCTAAAAGAGTAGTGATGGATGATGCAAGTAAAAAGTTGGAAAATCAAAAAAATTTATATACCTTAAAGAGTAGTCCTTTTAGACATATGGGTAGAAGTGGATTGGGTGAAAATAAAAAATTAAACAGGTCACCATTTAAAAATTTAAAATAAAAAGATATGCAAGTATATAACAGTTTACAATTAAAAAAGGGTGCCAAAACAGAACACAATAGATTAGGTAGTATAACTCAACCTTTACAATTTATACCTAAAAAAGAAAAGGATGATAAGTGGGCTGCTTGGAATCTTGACTGGTTAGAGTGGAATGGTCTTAAACAGATTAAAAGAAATGCCCGTAGGTTAATGAAGAACTACAAATTAGCAAAAGGTGTTATAGATAAATCTGATTATATAGTTGAAGAAGATAATGATTATAGAGATATAATTGAAACTCTTACTAAAGAAGATGCATCTGCACTTGAGTTAAAGTTTTATCCTATCATCCCAAATGTTATTAATGTTCTTGTAGCTGAGTTTGCTAAAAGATCAAGTAAGTTATCATACCGTGCAGTTGATGAAGGATCTTATAATGAGATGATGGAGCAAAAAAGACAAATGGTAGAAGATGTGCTTATGTCTGATGCAAGCATGAAGATTATTGCAGCAATGGTAGAACAAGGTCTTGATCCTGAATCTGAAGAAGCACAACAACAATTAAATCCTGATAAACTTAAATCATTACCTGAGATTGAACAATTCTTTAAAAAGGATTACAGATCAATGGTTGAACAGTGGGCTACTCACCAACATGAAGTTGATGTTGAAAGATTTAGAATGGATGAGTTAGAAGAAAGAGGA